GAATTGTGGTGGCTCTCGGTGGCGATATGGTCAGCGGAGAGATCCACCCGGAGATTACCGCAACCAACTCAGGCTCAGTCCTTGAACAACTCTTCGAGGTCGGCGCAGAATTGAAGCGCGCCATCACTTACATTGCCGACGAGTTCGGGGCGGTCTTTGTGCCCACGGCTTTCGGCAATCACGCGCGCACCACCTTCAAGCCGGGCTTCAAGCAGGCGGCCAAGAACAACGTGGACTGGGCGCTATACATGTTCCTTGCGTCGTTGTTCAAGGACGATGATCGTGTCACGATCCATGTGCCCAAGTCATTCGATAGCCACTTCAGGATCTTCGACACGTCTTACTTGCTGACCCACGGCGATCGCCTCGGCGTGGCGGGCGGGTCGGGCGAGATCGGCATGTTGTCGCCCATTGCGCGCGGCGTTAAGCGCCTCAAGGCCCAGTATTCCGACTTCAACATTGACATCGACTATGTCATGATGGGCCATTACCATCACCGGCTGCGGCTGCCCGACGCCATGGTCAACGGCTCCATCAAGGGCTACGACGAGTTTGCAATGGGCATGCGCTTCTCGCCCCAAGCGCCGCAGCAGGCCTTGTGGTTTACGCACCCGCGCCACGGCGTCACCTTCGAATGTCCCATCTTTTCGGGAGAGGTTGCGCCCGCTGCACACAATCCGTGGGTGGCTTGGAAACCTGTCTAATTTGTGGTATTATTGTATTATGAGTATTCTAGAACACCTTGACCAATTAGTCAGTGCCCCATCTAAGGGCATTGACTCGCTGCGTGAAGATGTTCTCGCCGGGCGGGCCACGGCGGGCGAATATGCTCAAGCTACCTTTAAGGAAGTGGATGGGGAGGGGTCTCAAGAAAATAGCTTCGCCGCCAACCCCGCCTCGCCCTTCCAAGATTTTTGGGGAATGCTTAGTAACATGGTACAAGGACGTAAGCGCTACAACGACCAAGAGATGGCCGCGCTGGGCATCGACAACGACTTCATTGCCGACCAAGAAGGCTTTGAGACCACCGGCTACGTGCCCAACTCAGGCAAGAGCGGCGTCACTGTGAGCAGCGGCGTCGATCTGGGCCAGATGAATGAGGCCGACCTGCGCGGGCTGGGACTTGCATCCCCCCTCGCGGACCGGCTCAAGCCCTACCTAGGGGCCAAGCGCGACGAGGCGCAGAGCGTCCTTCGACAGAAGCCCCTGCGTTTAACTGAGGGTGAGGCGTACGACCTAGACCTTGCCTTCAAAAAGAAGCAGGCGCGCCAGCTTCGCAACAAGTGGGAGAAGTCTAGCGGGCAGTCATGGGACGACCTGACGCCCTACCAGCGCACGGTTCTTTACTCGGTCGCCCATCAATATGGCACCGACCTAGAGAGTGCCACTCCCAAGTTTTGGCAGGCCGCCACTACCGGCGACTGGCGCGGCGTGCTAAAAGAACTCCGAGATTTCGGAGACAGCTACAAGTCTAGGCGCAACCGGGAAGCGGACTATCTGCAAGCCGGGCTGCGCAACAATTCTAAAAGGATGTTTAAATAATGGAAGATTTTGATCTCGTATCTATGCTCGTGGGCGCGGTCGTGGTGGCAATTCCCTTTGCCCTGCAGTACCTGCGCACCTACGTTAAGTCCACCGACACTAAGCTCGATAACAAAATTCTGGACGCCGTTGAGCAGGCGTTCAAGGGCAAGCCCGAGGACAAGTAATGGGTTGGTCAGCGCTGCTCTTCAAGCTTTTGCCTACGCTAATCAATGGCGCCGTGTTACTGGCTAAGGCGTTCATCTCATACTTCCTAGGTAAGAAGGCGGGCAAGGCTGACCAGCAAAACACTGATCTGAAGGCTACAGTAAATGTCAAAGATAAACAAGCTGAGGCTGCGCGCAAGTCTCCTAAGTCTAAGTCTGCTGCTATTGACGAGTTGCGCGACGGCGACGCTTTCTAGCGTCTGTCCCGCGCCTGTAGAATACAGCACATTGGAACAGCGGCAGCTTGCACAGGAGCTTGACTCCGTGGACCCCGGCTCAACGATTATGCGGGTGGTCCTCGATTTTATTCAACTAAATAGGGAGCTCAAAGAATGTCAAAAATGAAAACGGCCAAGCCGGCCTGTAAGCGAAATAAGTAGGGGGGCCCAGTGCCCCCCTTTCTTTATCAATTTATGCCTGTTACAGTCCGCCATCCATGACAATCAGTGCCCGCCAGTAATCCCGTTCTTTGCGTGGAAGCTGGTCAAAGTCACGCCAGCCCGGTCGCCGGATGCCGGGCGCGCGCTCGCGATGGAGTGCATACAGGGCCCGGGCCTCCTCGTCATACTTAGTATTCTCAACGGCCATAGTCTTTAATCCTCTCTGTGCTCAGGCTGTCGGCGGATGTGCCCCACCAGCTTGTTAAGATCGTGATAAGTAAACTTACTCTTGTCGGGGCAGGGCTCATCCCCAAACATAAACGCCCGCCACGCCTTCCACACAAGGAGCCAAGAGTCCAGCCCGTAGCCCTCTTGTGTGTACTTCTCCATGTAAGTCGGTTGTGTCTCTACCAACGCAGTAAGCAGCGGCGGCAGGTACACCTCAGGAATGGCCTTCATTACGCGAACTCACCGCCGGCCATATTGATCCGGTGCCGGATCTTTTCTACTGTCTCCGCCACCACGAGATTGTCGCGTTTGCCGCGCATCTCGACAATGACACAAACCAGTTTATCGTGTACGGCCTTAATGTCCTTGATGCGGACTAGGCACGGGGCCCAGCCCATCTCGTCGTTCTCCACATCAGGCATCTCCGCGTGTAGCAAAATGAACTTTGTCATATAGATCATTACACTCCGTAATTAATTTTTGAAGAGTCTCGGCGGCCTCCCGCATCAGGCGGTCCCTATAGGGGTCCGACCGGTGGCCGTTACGTAGGCGTTGAATTAACAGTGTATAGTCCCGTACACCCTCAACTCCCCGCACTCCTAGCTTCTTGGACTTCCGTCGTGGCATCTTACGTCTCTTTCAACGCCTCATAAACTTCCGGCAGTGCGTCCGCCGTCTTCCTATCCAGCAGCCCCAGCGCGGCGCGTGGCGTCAGGTTGTACATATGCTGGATCGGGGGCCAACCCCCCAACTTATAAAGCCCGTAACGCTTGTACCCCTTAGGGCTGGGCTTGCGAAATCCTACGATCAACTTAGTCATATCCCCCCTCATTGATTAACAGTACCAGTGCCTCGTGCTCGGGCACCCCGATCTTTTTCAAAGCGCACCACGCAGTCTCGCCATTGATACGCTTAGCATTCAGGCTCGCTAAGATTTGAGCTATTTCCTCATTCATCACAGGTTCTCGTTCCAGTTTCAGGGTCTATGCGGCACGCCGCCCCCTCTTCCTCGGAGGCCGTCTCAGTAAGAATGCCCATGCGCTTGCCGCCCGGATTAAACGTGGTGACACCCTTGGTGCCTAACTCCCACGCCTTTGTGTAGACGGCCTTGAACTCCTCCCAAGGCGTGCTGGGGTCCACGTTAATAGTCTTAGAACAGGCGCTATCAATGAAACACTGGGCCGTCGCCAGCACGGCAAGGTGCTCGTCCAGTGTGGCCTCAGTAGCGGTCTTGCCTCGCACCCCGTGCTCTCCCCACGCATAGTCCATAATCGCCACCTGTTTCTCCCCGTCAAACTCTTTTACCGTGCGCGTGAACTCCAGCGCATAGGGCGGCTCGATCCCACTGGACACATTCCCAGCGGCCAAGCTGATAGTACCTGTTGGGGCGATGCTTGTCAAGTGCGAATTGCGAATGCCCTGCGAATAGATGGTGTCGCGGGTCGTCGGCTCCAGCGTCCGCACAAACCCGCCCTCCATATACGCATCGGGCTCATACAATGGAAATGGCTCCTTGCGGCCCGCCACATCGGCGCTCGCCACATAACATCGATTGGTGATAAACCCCATCACCTGCGCCTGCTGTTCCAGAAAGCTGGCACTGCCGTACACATGCCCTAAAATTTCCAGCGCGTTCGCCAGCCCCGTAACCCCGAGGCCCATGCGACGCTTGTTCTTGGCCTCCTCGCGCTGCTCGACCAGCGGGTACTTAGTGCGGTCCACCACGTTGTCCATGGCGGGCACCACGGTCTCCACGTCGTTGGCCAGCATGTCCCAATCAAAGCCGCGTCCGTCTCGATGAATGTATTTCACCAGATTGAAACTGCCCAGCAGGCACGCCCCGTTGGGAGGCAGGGGCTGTTCGCCGCACGGATTTGTCGCCGCAATAGTCTCACAATAATGCAGGTTGTTCATCTTATTGATGCGGTCAATGAAGAGCACGCCGGGCTCGGCCCAGTTCCACGTGCTGCGCATAATCTCTTCCCACAAATTGGCGGGATCAACTTCTGAATAGGTGCGCCCTCCCCACGAAAGCTCGAATGCGTCGGCGCCCGCGGTGACCGCTTTCATAAACTTGTCCGTCACAGCCAGCGAGATGTTGAAACCCGTCAGGCGATCGCGGTTCTGCTTGGCGCGAATAAACTCTTCTACATCCGGGTGGTCGATGCGCAACACGCCCATCTGGGCGCCCCTGCGATGGCCTGCCGACATGGTGGCGCGGCACACCGCATCATAAATCTCCATAAACGACAGAGGCCCGGAGCTCTTGGACTGCAACTTCGTAATCAAGTCCCCCCTCGGGCGCAGCGTGGAATTGTGTGACAAGAACCCATTGGCAATAAGAGTTTTGGTTTCAGTTTCCGTGGCCCACAACTCTTGCTCTCCAATAAATTCAATACTTTTAACGTAAGAAGATTTAGTGGTTTTTCCACAGAGCTTGTTACCTTCGCCGTCCAAAATACCAGAAAGCCAACAATTCTCTTGGATTTCCCAAGGTTCTGTTGTGAATGCAATTTGGTCGTCTTTTTTTAAATCCTTGGTTTTAACCCACTTGTATCCTTGCCCTTTTTTCTTAAAAGGAAAATTTTTCGCACGACGAACTACCCAAAAATGGTCAGCAGACGCCGTAACATTTCCTCTATTGGTACGTACAACATACGTCGGCTGTGTTACCTTTTTATTTTCTAGAACTTTACTTCTCTTAAAAGTATTTTTGGTTAGATTTAACTCTTCGTCAAAAGCAACAAGTTCATCATCTTTTTCTAAATTGCTGACTTTTTCCCAAGTCAAATCGCTTTTTAGTATTAACGTGTCTGGAGCAAGGCAAAAGTCGTAGCCGACGCCACCGCCCATGCGCATGGTCTGTGCGGCCTTCCGGGCCACATCCATAATACTATCCTCACCATCCACGAACGTGTCCTGAATAGTGGGCATCACGTAACAATTGAAAGCCGTGATCGCTCTCGGCGACCCCATGGCGGCCTGCACGCGCCCGCCCGGTAGAAACCGCTGTTCCAACAACACATCACGCAGCCGGTCAAAGTGTTCGTCGTTGTCCTTGAGGGCGTTAGCTACGCGGGCACTCCACTCGCGGAAGCTCTCGTTGTTCCCTCGGTACTTCTCGGCGTGAATTTCATCACTGAACGTCTTGGTTGCGTGGGCTCTGTTTGACACTGGTTTCCAATTCCTCAAGCAGGGCGCGGCCCCTGCCTCTCAATTCTTTCTTCCGTAACATCTCCACGACCTTGCGCGGATCGGCCTCGGTCTCTTCCATTAGCAACTTGGTTTTCGTAGAAAAGCGGGACACCTTGGGGACGCCCCCAATAGGCATTACAAACACCCACTTGCGCCCGCGCTTTACGAGAGCGATGCGCCACCCCTCAAGGTACACCGAATATAGCATCGTACTTCACTTTCAACTCGGGGTCTTCAATCTTGGGGTCCAGCCCCAGTTCACGGCACGCCGCCCTATAGAAGTTAACAACGTCCATGGCAGCGTCGCGACTCACGGCCTGCTTAGACAGCGCGTGCAACTTGATAATCATCTGCTTCATGCGGCGCTCAAGCTCGTCGTTTCGCTGTTTAAGTTTGAAGATTGCTGTAGCGTCGAGAACCAGCGTGGTGGTTTTCTGTTTGTCCATTTAGCAAAGCCCCCCTTGTTTCCCACATAGTAGCGGCGATAAGACGACACAATATCGTGGGTCTTGTACATGTCCGGCATACAAGCCGGCGGGTCGCGCCAACCGGCGCGCGGCAGATTCGGTGAGGGGGGAAGGCGCTGCCACACTTTCATGCTGGCGTGGACCTTCCCGCCGTACCGATGGCTGTACTCTGCGCCCAGCGCATGCAGGTGCGCCACTAGCCATCGGTAATGCTCAATGCTGTCGGCGGCCCAGCGCACGCACGGGTGGCGCGCATGGGTGGGCTTGTACTTACCCGGAAAATCATCCGGCACCGCCGTGCACAAAATCTGCGCGGTCTCCAGCGTCATCTTGACGACGTGCTTATCACATAACATCTGGGCCGCCAGCGCCGGGTCGCGGTGCACAAAGAAAATATTCATTAGATCTCCTGAGATAGAAAGGGGGAGGTTGCCTAAGCTTCCTCCCCCCTCTCGGTCACATGACCGGCCCGTCCCCCCTCAGAGCAGCCCGGCCATGTAACGAAGCGTATTATAGCAAAACTAGGTGGGCCTGTCAACCTTCTTTTTAACAGGCGGCAGCACCAAGGCGCCGGGCGGATGAAAGCCCATCGGCACCGTCACAGCGGGCGCCTCGTCTTCCTCTTCAACCTCCCAAATCTCCTCGCCGTTGGGCCAGTATAGCCCCGTAAACCTAGGCTCGACGTGGTCTTTCCCCATCAGAGTTCAGCCCCCATGCGCTCTAAGGCAAGGGCGAAGGCCGGCGGGATGCGTGTACCATAGGCTTCCGAGACGGCCAGAAAAACCTCCACAAACTCATCGGCGGTTTCAATGGTCTCAACGCGTTCCATCAGTGGTTCGTCGTGCATCAAATTTATCCCTTCCTTTTCTAGAGTACTTTCTCTTACTGCGTACCACGCTTGACTTGAATAGCCGAAGCACTGGCGCAATAGGGTTGCGGCGCTTTATATTTTTGGCACGTTTTTTACGCATAGTGTTGCGACACCTTGCCACCCTCGTCGCGCTAACATGTCCTCGGGTGTCTTAAATACAAGGCCCTTCCAGCCGTGTTTCATGAAGTTGCAAATTTGTACCAATCGAATGTGTTTCTTAGGAAACATCTTTCTTATAACAGGCAAATAATGTTGTGCCAACTGCGTGATGGCGTGGCCGGTTGCGGTGCGCTTCACCTCAATGATGTAGATGGTGCGCTTGCGTTTCTTGGGCATGAGTAGAATGTCAGGCTGACACCATCCCACGCCGCGCTTGTCTTGATACTTGATCCACTGGCCCATCAACACCTCTCGGTCCTTACCGCACAGGGCCTCAAGCAGCGCGCCCAGCCGCTCTTCATACAGCTGACCTTCTCGTTGTACGCCTTTGAGGGGGGAGTCGGTGAGCCACGGGGGGCGCTCCGTAAACTCCGCCCATCTGACGCCAATTATTTTAGCGCGCTTAGCCACAGGGTTGCAGTTTGCCTTTCACTCGTCTAACCATATTAGATGATATCATGGTTTGAATGACTTGTTCAACCTCGCCCGGCGTGCTCACCAGATCCGCCACCTTGCGCCGGAAGGCGGCCTCGGGCATGCCCCCCTTGGCGTCGCGCACAAAGGCGCGCAGGTGCTCATTCAGATCTTCCATGGTGCGGCCCACTCGGCCCCGCCCAAACAGTGTCAGGGCTTGTGGCATGTTCCGCTCGGCCTCGAACAGGGTACCCTTGGCGCGCTCCCAGTCCCCCTCGCGAATGATGCGCTCGTTGCTGCGGGATGCGCTATACACCATCGCCAGCTTGACGCACTGCCAATGGCGCCTCTGCAAGTACTCACCCAGATTGGGATCGACGGGGCGGGGCTCCAGCCCGGCCTGCACGTCGGCGCGGGCCTTGGCGTAGAAGCTTTCCTCGAAAGTCATGGGGCCGCGCATGTGGGCAATCTTGGCGAGGTCACTTGTGAAGGCCTCGATGGTGCCGGGCTTCACCCGCTTATATTCTAGGTCATCGGTGCGGGACTCGCTCGGATCATACACCACGATGATGCGCGACAGTAGGCCCTGCGACCGGGCGTTCTCCGGCAGGTGCCGAACCAACTCGGTCGGGGTGGCGCACGCAATCCAGTTAAGGCAAGGGCCCTTGATGTGGGCCTCTCCGGAGGTCTTGGTCAAGTAGTCGAAACTGGGTAGGCGATCCCACATCTCTGTGAGGAACATCTGCGTGTACTGGTCGTCGCGGTTCATGAAGGTGCCGAACTCACTAGTGACGAGAGTCATACTACTATCATAGTGTGAGGGCTCCCGATAAGACGCAAGCTCAATGTCGAGCCGCCCCAGCTTGGCCATCTCCTGCACCAGCTTCTCGGGCGTTACCTTGGCACCCATAACGTAGCGCGGGCGGTCGTCCAAGTCATAGGTACTGAGACCTATGTTGAAGTTCTCGTCGCCCTTGCTGGTGCCCAGCGGTGTCGTGATACCCGGAAACACGTGGCGCAGCGGCAAGATCAGGGAGGCGCTCTTCCCTGAGCCGGGCCCGCCCACCAGACAGATGAACATGTTGGCGCCGACTTGAAACGCCCCACTATCAAACCACACCGTGCGTCCCATGGCCCCAGCCACAGCGCTAATGGAGGCCCACTGCCGGAAGGCGCGCGGCAGTTGTGCCATGTCGCTATCTTGGGCGCGCACCATTGCTGTAATTAGGTCCTTGTAGTTGCGCATCAAGCATCCGCAAACTTAATATTGCTGCGGACCTGATAGGGTTCCGTCTCGTTGTTGTAAACGCTCTCGACCCAGACGCGGACGTGCCGGTAGCCTTTGCGGTGCCAGAAGTTTTCAATGCGCTCGGCCAACTCCCACGAAAGTCGGCGGCTGTACAAGTAATTATTCTTCATGTTGTTGGTTCCACTGCTCTACTGTCATAAGGTCCTTCCAATTGCGCCCAATTTCAATGGCGCTTGGTACAACCATCGTCCGCCCGTGAATGGTCAGCGGATTTGTAAGGCATTCTAGCACGCGCGGAACGAGAGTGTCAAATGATTTTTCTTTAATCTGCCCTACGACACTGTCGTGCACCTGCCCAAATAAGGCAAGGGGTTCGCCGGCGCGCTCTAACTCATTCCAGATGCGATAAAGCCCCACGTTCAGCAAATCGCCGATGGTGCTCTGCGGGTCGTACGCAATAGCCTCGCGCTGGGTAGCTGCCGTCGATGCCCTTCCCAAGAACACGCGCCGTCGCCCGAGGGCCGTAGTCAAAGAGGACGTAGTCTCCAGCTGGTGGGCCACTCCGTCATGCCATGTTCGAATGCCGGGGAACGCTCCCTCCACAAAGACGACCTTGCCTTCGCTGTCGTTGGCCTCTATCAGGATATCAAATCCCGCATCGGGGTCCTGTTTGTGCCAGCGCTCAAGGTCGCGCCGTGACATGGCCGCGCCGTAGTACCGCGCCTGAAACAGCGCCGCATACCGTTATGAATGCGCAGGTGCCGGGCGAGGCTGTCCACAGTCAGACCATAGTTCGCCCCGTGGCCGGCGCGCTTGCAAATATCTCTATATGAAAAGTCCCGGTAATACTTCTCTTCGGCCATGGCGCGATCTCGTTGTAGGTCGCCGGTCCAATCGCGGTGGGGCCAGATCATCTTTACCACAGTGGTGTGTAGGTCGCCCTCTTCGCACGCCTTGATGTAGCCCTCGTCCTCAGACAGATATGCCACGACGCGCGACTCGGCCTGCTCAAGGTCAGCATCGAACAGCACGTAGCCGGGGTCCGGCACAAAGATGCCGCGCAAGTCTTTGGTCACGTTCTGCAAATTGGTGCCGGTGTTGAAGGGGCTGCTGCTACTGGACCAGCGTCCCGTATTATGAACAAGCAAACCTGCGGCGGAATATTGTGGCGGACTGCTACTGGGCATAGTACAATCGTAAACAGCACCACGCCAAGGCTTAACAGCAACCACTTCGTTGTAGTTAAATTCTGCTGAGGTTTTTCTAAATCTATTTAGAAGTGTCGCAACTTTGTCAAGTTTACTCGACTGTACAAATCCACATAACTTAAGAAACTTCGCCGTTTCTCTGCGAGGTAGAACTAACTTAAAGTTGTAACTTATAGACTCAATGCCTAAATATTTAAGCATCGTTTGTATCTGTGTACGCAGCTTGTCTGAAGCACTTCCAAAAATCAATCCGTTCTTTTTAGAGGTAACGTGACTGTCTAACGTCAAACCGCGCAAAAGAGCACGTAACGCTATTGGAGTTCCCCGCAGCGCCCACTTTGGGATAGTCTTACTCAATGCGGTTGCCCATACAGGTTCCAACATATCGTACAAGGGGCGATGTGATACATGCGCGTAATCCTTGTAACAACGCGGTACAGCCTCAGGGAATAAATATTTCACTAACTCAACAAAGCGAGCTTGAACCTCGGGGTCGCGGTTGCTGATACGAATACTGTATCCACCGTTGCTGGAATGTAAAGTACCGTCGGCAAGTAACATTCCAAGAAGTTCATAAAATTCTACTGGAGTGCTTTTTGAGTAAGGAGTGACAACTGTTCCGAACAAAGTGTTTGGAATGCTATTAACTAAACTTTGACCAAGCACCAAATTTCGGGCTTCAACCCAACCAATCCTTTCAACTGCAAAGGGATGATTTTTAGAACACCGAAGGGTGGTGCCATTAGCTAAAAGAATTTCCAAACCCTCTGTGTTCTTGTAACAAACTTTTTTAACAGGATTTACAAACTCATTACCATTCCAAAGATGTGTTTTATAACTTGTGCTGTTATAAATATCCGCGAGAGGTCGAATGCCGGAAGCAGTTACAACTAACGTATCCCCCGACAGACACTCAGTGCCCGCCACGTTGTAGCTGCACCGCATGCGCCCATCACCGTCGAGCGTGGACTTGAGCACCGATAGTTTCTTAACGGTGTCTCGAATAGCCAACACGAACAGCGCCAGCGGGCGCCCCCGTGGGTACTGCCGGGCTACGGCCTCAAGGGCCTCGCGGTCAGTGCTGACCTTCATCTTGCCCTTTGCGTTGCGCATCTGAGGGGGGATCGCGAGTTCCTCATAAAGGATGCGCTTAAGCTGCACCGGCGAGTTAACATTAATGTCCTTGCCCCATACGGCGTTGGCGATCTTGTTCGTTGCCGCCATCAGCAGTTTCTGGGAGGCCTCCAGTTCCACGGTGCGCGCGGCGATCACGTCCTTGTCCACGGCCCAACCGCGCAGGATCAGATTGATAGCGCACGCCGCCATGCCGCGCTCGAAGTCATAGGTGCGCCGGGCGTGCTTGTCCACCTGTGGCAGCAGGGCGCTGTAGATCTCGTGAGTCAGCGCGCAGTCTAGCCCGTTGTAGACCCACAGGCGCTGCTCATCGTCCAGCTTCAAGTCATCCAGCTGCGAGCTTTTTATAACCCTCATTTGAAATCCAGTACTACGAGTTTATCGCCCAGCATCTCGCGCGCCTTGGCCTCCAGCGCGCCGGTTGGGCCGTTGGGGTAGACGTAGTTGGGCACGAAGACGCGCGTAATGCCCACCTGATGTACTAACGAAGCACAATGCTCACAAGGATGCAGAGGATAAACAAAAAGGCTGTGACCTCGTAGGTCGCGCTGCGCAAAAAGGATCACATTTTCTTCAGCATGGATCACCCTCTTCCATTTGGTTTCGCGCACCATGTCTACTAGTGCGTCATCGTCGTAGCCCTGCGGCAAGCCGTTGAAGCCAACACTCACCACCCGGTTGTTGGGGGCTGCGATGACGGCGCCCACCCCGTGGCCGGGGTCCTTACTCCATGACGCCGCCAGCTTTGCCAACTCCATAAACCGCTGCTGCCATTTAGACGGGGTCACGCACAAGCCCTCCGCCGGTCTCGTCTCGGGAAATGAATTGAACAGCATATGTCTCATAGTTATACCAAGCTCTTTTCAATGGCGCGAATGAGAATGGCCGCGTATCCGATGACGCCGCGCAATTCATGGACGGCCTTTTTCTGATCCCCCCTCTGGATCATACCAAAGGCCTCGTTGGCCTTCTTGATAATCTGGCCCACGGGGTAGCCCGCGCCCGCCAGCCGCACCTCTGACGCCCACGACTGCTCGTCCCACGAGCCCGCGCCCGCCCCGTGGCGCTCGGTGCCTTTGCTGGCAATATTGTTTTCGAGAGCCTCGTTAAGGACGCGCCGCAACTCGCTGTAGTAATCCACCTCGGCATCTTGGAAAGCGCGTCCGGCGAGTGGGTCGAGGGCGCCGCCGCTTGGTCTTTCCCCGAGGTTGTTTTCGTAATGAGCAGGGTATCGGCTATTCAGTACTGCTTCGGCCATTGGTTTGTCTTCCCCTCGACACACGCATTTTGCGGGCCTCTTGTCAAGCAGTTTCTCCTGCTGTTGTTTGGATGTTTGGATCTCGTTGTAGGCCTTGGTGAGACTCATTCTATTCTCCATCAAGAGTTTTCTCCACAAACCATGCCGGCAAGCAGGCAAGCTCACATACTAAGTAAAAGTTTTCGCCCCGGTCTTGGAGCCAAGTGCGGGCACGCTCTCCCGTCTTGTTGTCTTTGACGGTGTCCTCAACCATTTGGTCAAGGAACGCCCGCCACATACGCACCATAGCTGGGTCGTAGGACGACACCAACACAGGTATTTTGGCAAAGGTATTTGGTCTTTTCACTCGTCCCGCTTATTGCTTTTGTGGAACTTGACCATAGTTTTCCAAGGGCGCTCGTTCGTGTAGAGCGAAGCCAGCATGCCTAAGTCTTTACGCATCTCCGGCTGGAGGGCGTGATGCATGTGCATCGTATCCTCCACGTTGCCCCGCACATAGATCCCCATGATCCGGGCCAGCCATGTAATATCATATGTGCAATTCTGCGCCAGCTTGGGAATGGTGGGGTCTTCTAGAATTTTCTTTACCCACCCCCAAGCCACCGCCTCACTTTCGGCACTCGACCAGTAGCTGCCGCTGTCCATGTTCTTATCACAGAACGGAATGACGAACGACACGTTGTCGTTGGGCGAGAAGCCAATACAAGTAATTTGCGAAACCATGTCCGTCTCGATGTCGAATGACAGGGGTGTGGTGCTGCCTTGCATAGGCTCGACCATCTCGTTGTAGAACTTCTCGATGTCGGCAAGTTGGGGTTCTATCCACACTTCGCGTTCGATGCGCTTAATGGTGCGCGTGTTGCTCTCGGCCTGCGCCTTGATAAGATCGGCAATGAATACAGGTCGCCCGCTCCAGCCTCGCACGACTGCGTCCGGGTGGAGGGCGGGCACTACCTTCCATTGCTTCGAGGGGTGGAACCAATCATTGGTGTAGATGGTGTGGCCTCTGAATTTAGAGATGCCTTCTTCACCAGTGAGAGCCCAGAGCGCGACTCCGCCTAGAGCGATAATTACATGAGGATCAAAACGAGTAATTTCCTCACGCAGTCGATCCAGTGCATCCTCGCGCTCGGGCTCCACGTAGCCTAACTTGGACAGCGGCCACCGTGGTTTCCACCCCTCGAACTGTTTAACTTGTGTGCGCTTAACGAAGAAGCGCCCTAGGTCGTCGCCCGCTGGCTTGTATTCAAATACGTTTGTCAGCAGGCAATCTTCGCGCTTGATGTCGGCGCGGCGTAAACATTCATTTAACAACTCGCCGCCCGACCCGGCGAACGGGTGTCCATTCAAAACCTCGTCGGCGCCGGGTGCCTCACCAACTATGGCGATCTTGCCATCGTCCCTTGTGGGCCAGACGGCAGGCACCGGGCGCTTTACTGCATCTTCTCTACCCTTAGAAATAATTTGCCGCATAATATTTGTCGCCCATTTTAATTGCTTCATCTACCCAATCTTCGTAATCCATGTCGTTCCAATAATCAGGATGTGTACAATCAGAATTATAGATTAAAAAATCAAACCTTTGGTTACGAATAGCTAAGCAACCGCCTCCATCCCAGTGCCACATAACTTCCCAATCGTCTGGATTTTTGTAACAACTGATGCTAGCTACTTCTTTATAATTCTTAGCACCAAAACCCAGTAAAAGCGTGCGAGCATAAAGATCTAATGTATGGGGATCAACTTCTTCAAAACCATAATCAGGGTTCATATCAAATGAGGAGTAAGCACCGTAACCCCCGACAAAGAAAGCTTCACGTAACAATTCTCCAGCCATATTGGGATGGACTTCTTTCAAATTTATTTCACTTGTTAAGATGGTATCTTTCAATTGCGTCGATAACACTTTTAACTAGCTCCTGTAATTCTACTACAGCGGTCCACGCAAAAAACGCCGCCGCTCCCACCGCAAATGCAAACGCCATCGGCGCTGCTGGTAGCAGGAGTTCGGCAGAATGTAAACATAAAATCAAAAATAGGTTTATCCCTAATGCACTGTAAGGCACGGATTATACTCCATCAACTAACTCTTGTCAAGTTCTGCCATGGTCGCCCGCCACTTGCGGCAATATTTAAGCATCCCCCGGTCAATCTCTTCTTGAGGATACCCCATACGCAGGAACCATTCCTCGTCTGTCTCCCCCTCCTCCGGGTTGAACAGTCTAGGGAAACCGTATCGCCACCCCTCGGGGGGATCGATCACCCAGCCTTCAGGTTGCTTAGTCATTTGCTCTCCTTTAACCTGTCGGCTATGCTCTTATTTTCGCTTTGTAAGTTACAAAGTGCTTCAACTAATTCTTCTATTGTTGAAAGCAAAATATCTGGCCGAGTGGTTACGTTATGACAAAGTGCTTTTCTAATTAACCGATCAATCATGTTAATACATCTCCCGCGCTAGTTCGATCTGTTCAACGACCTCACCAAACGAGAAGCCTAGGCTACGTAAAGCTGCATGGAAAGCTTCCGTGTCTTTACATTCCGACATTGCGAACGCTTCCATTGCGCGCTCATGTTCTTCAATCCACATATCTTTCGACATACTCATCGTTCCTCCTCCACCATATCAAAGCGAGCCCCGGTGAGGTTCGCGTAGGTGAAGTCTGCCCCGGTGAGGTCTGCCCCGGTGAGGTTTGCGTCGGTGAAGTTTGCGTCGGTGAGGTTCGCCCTCCAGAGATTTGCCCCGTTGAGGTCTGCCCCGGTAAGGTCCGCCCGGTAGAGGTGCGCCCCGGTGAGGTTGGCCCCGGTGAGGTTCGCCTCTCTGA